CCTGATAGCAGGTGAAGAAATCTTCCCCGGCTTCGTAACCCGGTGTCTGGTGCAGCTCAATGTCGAGCACATGTCGGTAATACAGCACAACCAGCCCCCAGCAATCAGTCTTTTCGAATGAGCAGGCGCGGTTAGACCACGGCACGCCGATCATCCTGCTGATAAAATCAGAGGTACTGAAGCCCCGTGTATTCGACTGGATCATATGGTTGGCCAATGTTGTTATTTAGCGGGTTTGTCATTGATAAAGTAACTGATGCGTTATCTGAAACAACATCGACAGTTTTTACAAATAATGTCCAATTCTTCATTGGCGTAGAGGTATCAACCCTATCGAAAACCTGACGAGTTGCCGTGATAGGCGACAGCCTGGAAACACCACTCCACTTCTTCATCAGCGTTTTGATATCTGAAGACAGTCGCCCAAGCTTCACCGTTGCGTCGATTACCGGAGTTCCGCTCTGCTGGCTCTCTTCGATTTCAAACCGCGCAGGCGTGTACGTCTGGCCGCCAAGCGTCTTCGGGAAGAACTGTTTGTCGACGAGGCGGACGTAACCAAAGGAGGGGTGATAGAACGTGATGGTGTTGTAACAGCCGCTAATCGGGCGCTTCTGATTATATTCACGATATGAAGGCATCAGGGAACCCTCGGAAGACTTTCTGGATCGCGTCCGTCTGGATAGCCAGTCACCACGATATCAAGCACTGAAGGCCACGGCGGCGGCAGCTCAACAATTACGTCGTCAAACTCGTCGTCAGCGTTGTACAGATGGTTGGCAATAACGGTTCCTGTCCATGTCACCACTCCGCCGTCGATACTGGTTTGCACCGGCATCTGCGTGAAGTGAAGCTCCTGCTGCTGGAGACCGCTGCCACCTAGGTTGATATTCATCCGGAACCAGTTCAGGCCCCGGTTGAGATAGTTTGGGCTGCGTAGCCACTGCTGGAATGCTCGTTCCTCAGCCAAGGTGAAAATCCACGTCAGGGACCAGGTCACTTTCAGGTCGTCAGTAAGGTTCTGGAAGATAGCCGGGCCGACCGCTGGCTGATCGGTCTGGAACCCGGTATCGAGCGTCATGTTTTTGCTGGCCTTCTGCGCCAGCGGTAGCCAGTCGGGATAGTCGATAATCGGCATCAGCCCTGCCCCCTCGGCGTGCGTTTAACGTTCATGTTGCTGGTTATGGCGTTACTGATTGGCCCGCCGTTGTTCAGGTCAGCGACAATTACATCCACCGTCACTCCACCATTAGCATCCGTACCAGCCTGCGCATCGACCGAGGATGACGTGTAGTTCTGGATGTTGATTACCACTCCTCCACCTCCGCCAGCAGTCATATCCTTGTTGCTGATCACCCTGCCGTTGTCGCCCGGTATCATGTACTGCTTACCGGTGCTGGCCTGGTAAATCTCTGGCATGCCACCTTCGCCGACCTGATACATCCCACCAGCCGAGACAGGCCCGCCGTTTTTACGTTTTCCTGACAGTGCCAGGATGCCAGCCATCGCACCAAGACCAATAGCCACTGCGCCACCGAATGAAGCCACGGAGGACATGATGGCCGCTGGAGTCCATGCGGCGGTCGACGCAGCGGCGGCTGTGGTACTTGCAGCAGATTGCACGCCAATGCCAGCAACCTGAGCTGACGTTGTCGCTGCAATTGCAGCCTGCTGGGTTGTGGAACCCATTATGGCCGACTTAACCCACTCAGACCCCATCTGCACAAACGTATTAACAAGGCTATTTAATACAGTCCTGCCTAATGATTTAGCCGCCTCTTCGGCGTCCATACTTTTGGTGATAAGTCCAGTAAAGGCGTTAGAAGCATTCCCAGCCAGTGAGTCAACAGATGCAGCGATCGCTGCGTTCCCGGCGCTCTGATTACGGAATATCTCCCACTGCGCCGCAACACGTGCCTGCTCGTACTCCTTGTCAGCGTTAGCACGCAGCATAAGTGCGTTCTGGTGAGTAATCAGCCCCTGCTGCTCGTATGCCTGAATAAGCGCGAGTTTTCTGGCGTTTTCATTCGCCAGTTGCTGAACCGGATCAACGCCCCCTACAGCATCTTGCTGTGGCGTCACCGCCTGCTGCGCGCGGATTTTTGCGAGGTTTGCCTGGTGTGTGGCCTCGAGTCTCTCAGATGTCTGATTGAACTGCTCCTGGCTTATTTTCTTAGCAGCCAGAGCGGCATTCAGATCCTGAACATCCTGCTTATAGCTTGCGTTTTCGCGCGCTTCTGGCAGGAGTTTCTCGGCTGCGGCTTGAGCTTTGAGTGCGTTGGCCGTATCCCATTTTACCGCCGCGTACTGCCCCGCCAGCGCGATCTGTTCTTTTGTGGCTCCTTTTCCGAGAGACTGCTGCGCATTCAGGATCGCCTGCTCGCGACTCAGATTATTGGTTGAGTCGGCAGCGATCTCTGACTGCTGTTTGAGGTTAGCAAGTTTCTGAGCAATAGAATCAGTCTGGGAGGCTCCTTTCTTTTGCTCTGACTGAAGTGTTTTCTGCGCCTGCGTATTTTTGTACGTAGCGGCGGCGTCATCCTGCATCTGCTTAGCGTGCGGATCATCCTTCGCAAACCCGGCATCTTCGGCAGCGTATTGCGCCTGCAACCGCGCGCGTGCCTCCCCCTGGAGCTTAGACAGTGCCAGATTGCGTTCTGACTGCTTGATCAGGTTCTTCTGGCCGCTGGTTAGGTTGTCTGTCTCTTGCTTGAGCGCCGCGACGTTGCCTTTGGCGATTACCGCCTCACGTGAAAGTTCTACCAACTTACCAACGAACGCTGTGAGCGCAGTTTGCCCCTTTTCAGTAGAGCTCTGCGTGTTCTGCAACTCTGTAGCCAAACGCTGTAAAGCCTCTGGCGATGGGTTTTTGGCAATATCTGAAAGCTGCTTGCTCAGCTCAAATGCTTTCTGCTCGGTGATGCCGAACTTGTCCGCTACGGCTCCAACGGTATTGCCGATGCTGTTCGCAGTAGCCTGGAACGCCTGACCTGCGCCGTATGCCTGCTTAACTGCCTCGGCATAGTTATCGGTGGTAATTTCCAGAGTAGCCAGACGGTCATTAAATCCATCTACCGATGCATAGCCGCCAGAGAACGCCGACAACGCTTTATCACCGAAAGACAGTAGAGAACTTGATGCGTCGCTTATGGCTTTCGGTATTTTGTTGATCGCCTCGTTGTACTCGAGGAGCGCCTGGTTACGCATCAGCGTTGCGACCTCAGCGTTGGTCTTCGCCAGGTACGCATATTTGTCAGACAGCGCGGCCACGCCATTGATAGAGACGTTGATAACCTTGTCCATCGCTTCGGCTGCATCTTTCAGCGCGTCCATGGCATTCTTGCCGCCATTAAGCGAAGTGATAAGCACACCCGCCAGAACTGAACCAAGCGCAATTATGGCACCGAAAACAGCGCCGCCAGGCCCGAACGCGCCAGCGAGTTGCGAGCCCTGCTGGGCGAATGCTACTAATGCAGACTGCCCACCCTGGACTTGTACGATAAAGTCCTGCACCTGGTAACCAGCCTGCTGCATGCTGGACTTCCAGCCTTTATTGCTGCCCATCGAAGTATCAGCAGCACCTTTCATGTCGAAGAGCCGACCGGTCAACTCGCCGATCTTCTGCTTCTCTTCGTCTGTCGCTTTCGACCCGGCGCGGAGCTGTGCAGCAAGAACAGCCGCACTGCGCGCGCCGTTCTCCTGCGCTTCATCCAGCACAGCCAGCTGGTTACCCAGCGCCTCGATGATTGATTCCGCACGGCTGAATTCACTGCTCGCACCACCGGTGCCGCTACGGGCCTCTTCCATTGCACGGGCAATGCCACTCACGTTGGTGTTCAGCTTGCGCAGCTGGTTGTCCATGGAGTTGGCATATCCAGCCAGTTCTGTAAACGCGGCCCCGGTTTGTGAGGTGCTCTCGTCGAGGTTGTCCATCCCCTTGCCAGATTGCTGCGCCGCAGCATCCAGTTTATCCAGGGCATCAATGGCCTGTTTGCCGCCTTGCAGCAGCGGCTCAACGTCGGCACTGATTTCATAAACGATGCTACCGGCGTTATTCTCACCTGCCATGTCATTCTCCGGTTATTGCTTTGCTTTTGCCCTGCGCGCGGCCTGTTTAGCCAGGTATTCGTCAGCGATGCTGTCGTATTCATCGCGAGTGAAGCCTTTCTGGTCTGGGTATTTTGCCGCCAGCAGCATCTGAAATTCGGTCATCGTTAAATGAGAGGCTTCAGTGCGGTTCATTCCGAAGTGGCTGCGAGCTGCGCTGATGTAGTCGAATGCTTTAAACTCTGTAGTGCGCTCGCCTGTTTCATGGCGCTGCAACTGGCGAACCCTGGCTTTTCCGACGATGCCGTGCTGCATGAGGTGCTGCGCCAGCACGATAATGTCGTTCTTTGGCAATCTGCCCGGCCGGTATACGACGCAGTGCCGCCACCCTTTCCACTCGCCTATCATTGGCGTCAGGTCGTCATCGCAGCACGATTGCAGCACCAGCATGCACGTTGATAAAAGTTTCTCAGCGGCGCGGTTGAAAGAAGGAGACAGCCATTCAGGAAAGCGCCCCAGCTTGCCAGCGCAAACCTCAATGAGCTGAGCGACATCATTGCCGTGGATGGTGGCGTATGCCTGCACAATCTCTTGCGGAGTGCCGATCCTGGTCATAGCCTCGAATGAAGGCCGTAGAAGGTAATCTTTCCCGCCTTCGCGGCTGTCGCTGATAGAGAGTTCGCCAATATCGGTTAAAGCGGTCATAGGCCTTCCAGTAAACGGTCATTATCAAGGGCAGCACGCCGCCCTTTGGAATGTCCGTTAGGTAACGGTAACCGTATGCACGGCCACAAAGTTGCCGTCCTCGGTGTTGATGATGATCTGCGCGCTGCCGGTGGCGACACGCGTCACGGTAACGGTGTTGCCTGAGGCGGTGGCCGTTGCTTTGGTCGCATCGGTAGTCGCTACAGTGAAATCTTTGTTTGTAGCGCCGGTTGGTGCGATGTTCACCGTGAAGGTGCTGGTGCCGCCTGCTGTGCCGGTGCTGGTTGCCGGAGTTACCGTTACGCCAGTCACTGCTACAGCAGTCAGTTCGTTCACTTCGATGGTGGTTGCATCACCGACTTTGAACTCGGTTGAGAACGTGACGATGTCGTTGGTGCCGCCGTCAGAGCTCAGCGCCGTGATGTTCATGTAGCCGACGAATTCGACCGGGCCGTAGTCCATGCGCACCCAGATCCCAGGCTGGCGCTTGGCCTTCAGCTCGTCAGCGAAATACTTGATGAACTTGCCAACCCCGTACTGATCCAGTTTGTCCTTCTTGCGCACTTCGCCTTCAAAGCTCAAGGTGAAGTCACTGTTGGTGATGATGGTCTCGACATAGCCGCCGCCGTCATCCGCATCAGAAGTAACCGAGTTCGGGTTGAAGTCGAAGCCCTTCGACGTACCAGCGGCCAGCGCCATCCACTCAGACTCAAGTGGCTTGACGTCCGGGCAGCCATCGGCGACTTCCAGCACGACCGCACCGCCGAACAGGCGCTCGTTCGAGTTCTGGCAATTAGCCATGTGAAACTCCTCTTTGACGTATAAAAAAGAAAACCCGCCGGAGCGGGTTATTTGGTTGGGATGGCTATTCGCCGTAAGTGCAGGCGAACTGGAGTCGGAAGACTATTCGCCCTTCTTCTGTGAGCACCGGCGCGGGAATTGCGCCCATGTTCTGGATGTAGCCGACGCACTCGTCAGCCATAGGGTTGGCCTGGACATAATCGACGATCCGTTGCACAGCGCTGAGTGCGTCTTTGCGCTTATCTTTTGCGCCGACGACGTCGACCAGGACGTGGTATTCAGAGCCCAGATTGGTTCGGATATTCGACCCACCGTTAGGCCTGAACACCATGATCGCCTTCGACAGGTCTCCCGGGTCGTCGTACATCAGCTGCTGCACCGTGAAACCGGTAGTTAGCCCAGCGTCGCCGAACATGTTGCGCACCCGCTCGTGCATCATGGGTGTCATAGCGAAAGCTCCTTGCGCATCACCGCATCAACGTTATCGCGCTCGTCATTTGCGCCTTTGGTCAGGAACTGAGGCTCACCATGCGGATCCCAGTAGTTGCCCGTTCCTGTCCCGCCGCCGAACTGCTGCCCGGAACTGGTCACACCGAAGTGCGCGCGAGGCTGACCTTTGAGTTTGCCTGACGCCTCATGCACGTAAGCAGCATAGTTTGCTGAGTAACCGATGCGCCCGGTGATGAGCACGCCGCCAGCGTCAATTTCGCGGAACTGGCTGTTAATAAGCGTGGAGGTGTCGATCGGAGTGTAATAGGCTGCCCGGGCACCGATGAGAATCATCGCTGACTGGAGGGCGCGGATTACCTTGCGCCCCTTAACGTCGTTGATGACATCGTTCAGGTGCTTCTTCGCCTGGCTGATGCCCTTCACTTTGATGCCCATGGCTTTCTCCAGGCAATAAAAAAGGCCGCCTAAGCGACCTATTTTAGATATCTATCTCATGGGTTTCGGTTGAATGGCTCGACCTCGAAGTCAGTAGTTCTACCACTGGCCTCCAGCCCTATGATGAAACCAGCCAATAAATTGGTATACATGTCAGCTGTCTCTTCACTTTCAGAGAATCCGCTTACTGTTTCAAAGCGCTCACCATTCCAGTAGATGTTATCTGGAATGCTAAAGTTCTTCTTGAATTCCATCACCGAAGAGCTTGAGTCAAAATCCATAACAACCTCGCCTATGTTGTTCGCCAATAATGTTGTGGCAACCCGGTGACGTTTCCGGGCTTTCGGTGATCAGCCTAGCCACAACGTGATTTTATCATATGCCAGTCAGGATGGCGTAATCATCCGCCAGGCGCTCAAACGTGTCGGCATAACGGATAACCTGCCGCACCTCGTCAGCGCCCGCCACAACCGGGTCAGCCTCGGTCGAAACGCCAATCAGCAGATAATCACCAGCGGCCGCCAGCGCGAACTCTGTCCAAACGGTATTCTTGACGACGATTTCAGCGCCCAGGCTGGCTAACTTCTTACTGAGCCCGCCCTCGTAATCGCAGAGGATTTGCTCAGGTTCGGCATAGCCAAGCGGATCGCCGTATTCGTCATTTCCTTCCAGTTTGCGCCAGATGGTCGCAGTGGCGGTATAGCTCCAGTTCGCTACCGATGACATCAGCCCTCCTTCCAGCGCAGCACCTTCGCGCCAGTCGCCCGGATGCGCGGGCAGTTGATATGCCACTCGCCGTCCGATTTCACGTAGCCGGTAGATTCCCGCCCGGTGTCGGTCATCACCCATACGCGAGTGAAGGAGCGGGGCAACCCGTGCTTAACTGATTTGTACGTCATCAGCAGCCCCCAACCACCATGAACAGGCCGACGCTGTTACCAGCGCTGATCGGCAAGTCACCGGTGCATCCGCTGGTATCGAGCCGGGCCAGTGAGTCGCGAAGCCAGGTGATGCTGTCGTCGCCATATTCAAACGAGCGGGACGCACCAGACGGTGCACCCTGCGATTTGATGCGGCGCGCTCCGGAAGACGTCGCCATCAGCGCGGCGGCATACATCAGGATCAGCTTCGCGGTGCACTCGTCATACCCCGCGCCATCGAGGCACGGGATAATCTTGTTCACCACGCAGAGGATCGGCGTAAGCAAGGCATCAGGTATGGCGTACCCCAACTCAGCGAGGAAGCCTTTAATTTCTTCTGGCGTAAGCGGGGTTGCCATGGTTATTTCGCCTTTTTCGATTTAGCGGAGGTGTCTTCATCGTTGCCTGGCGTAGCCACTTCCAGTTTGCGGTCACCGCCTGACAAGACTTCTACCAGCCCAGCGGTTTTCCACTTGATCGCAGTCTCTTCACTGACCTCCACCTTTGCACCAACCTCCAACTTCTGGAGATTGGCACCGGAGAAAAGGTTATCGCTAATCACTTTAACCAGTGCCATATTTCACCCCTTAGCTGTGTGCGTAGATGACAGATTTCTTGCTGTTGATGTCGGTCTTAACCATCAGGCCAGCAGCGCCCCAGGTGCGCCAGATGTAATCGCTGTTGTAGAACGGACGCGGGTCGGCAACAGTGCCGAACGCCTGGCCTACAATTGGAGCAATCACGCCAGCGGTCAGCGGAACGATCAGGATCTGGTTACCTGTCAGCTGAGCATCTTCTTTAATCGCGGCAATACCGGACAGTTTCAGAAGCTCTTGCAGGATCGTGTCTGACTGGTAGTTGTCACTGAAGTAGCGCTCCAGGTTGGAGATGATGGCGCTGGAAACATACCAGGTCTGCTCTGCGTACTGATTGTTGGTCAGCTTGAGAGTGTCGCGCAGCTTAATCGCCGCGTTACGGATCTGCTCTGCCGTGGCGGAGGCGCTGGTGAAGTCGATATTCAGGCCAGATGCGCCCAGATCAACCATCGCAACGCGCTCATCGTTCTTCAGGCCCTTCCAGGTCTTCTCATCAAACTTGATGTAGTTGCCTTCTGCGTCACGATAGCCGTTGTAGATGTAATCCACATACTGGCGACGGACTTCGTTGGTGGACTCGAACTGAGCATCAGAGATGATGTCGAACGCATCCGGGTTGTTCAGGCGAGGCTCACGCCAGTGGAACTTGAAGCCGGTATCGTGCACCGGAACCATCGTGCCGTCGTACTGGTACTGCACAGCATCCAGTGCCGCACCGATCTGGCCTGACATGGAGGTGTGAGCCCACATGCGGCCGCCGGATTTGGCGTATTCGTACACGGTCTGGTTGATGCGCACCGAACGAGACAGCGGCATCAGGTCGTTGAACAGGGTGAACTCTGTGTTCGGCTGGAATTGACGCAGCACAGTCTGGTCAAAGGCTTTGTACAGATCAGCAGGTGAGCGAACAGCATTGATGCCATTCAGCTGATTGACTGTATTCAGGCGATCAGCCATTTCCTGCATTACGTTAATGCCCTGATGGTTCAAAGCGGCATTACGCTCCTGCGTCAGCATACCAAACTGGTACTGGTTCACGGCCAGGTTGCCGGTCTTTTCGCCCAGCGATTTAGAATAAACAAGCATTCAGTGACTCCTTACTTAATCACTACGCGAATGAGGTCGCCAGCAGCGGCGGTGATTGAGCGCTCTTCGTCGCAATAGCAGCGATCTGATTCGCCAGTAGCCCACTTCTTCACTTGGCCGTTGACGATTGAAAGAGCGTCGCCTTTTTTGTAGGTACCGGCCGCAGCCCGGACGTTCAGGAACATGCCAGGCAGTGGGTGGATACCCACCAGCAGATCGTCTACAGCAAACGTGTCATCTACGGTTTTGCAGCGCAGATAGTCGAAGTCAGCGACATAGATAATCGCTGTTTCGCTACCATCTACCGACACCTTGAAGACGCCAGCATCGAAGAAGCCTAGGGTGCCAGGCTTGACCGCAGTAGCGCGGCCTTCACGGTTGAGCAGCGGATTAGGGAATACGCCACCGGCGTGAATTACGTGTTTTCCGTCTTTAGCCATTTTTTACTCCGGCATTTCGCTGACTGATTGGGTGTTGGTTGCCTGGCGGAATGCACCGTTCAGGCCAAAAGATGTCTGGCACTTGGCATACATGGCGTCGAGTGCCTTACCGTCCAGATCTGCGACTTCTTCATCGCTCATGTTCATCGCCAGCTTCACAGCCGCGCGCTTTTCGCCTTTCTCTTTGTCAGAGTTGGCATTGATCTGGCTGTTGAGTGCGGTGACCTGCTCAGTAAGGACTTTCGCCCACGCTGGCATCTCTTCGCTGTTGTTAGCTTGCTCTTTAGCCTTCTTGTCATCCGCTTCTTTCTTCTCACGTGCGGACTTCTCTTCAGGGGTTTCTTCTTTGCTGTCGGCGTTTTCTGCCAGCATCTGGTTATATGCGTCCATCAGTTCGGCATCGGTTTTACCGTCAACCGATTTACCTTTGGCCTTCAGCGCATTAACGATGAGCTCTTTCATCGGATCTGTTTCCTTCTGGGTTGAATCGCTGTTGGCGCCGAAAAACGCCTTTAGCTGGTTAAAAAATGTTTTGAATGCGGGGTCTTGCTGATCTGTGATGGTGGACTCTTCGAGATTGACGACCTCGATTTCGACCTCATCACCCTCTGCGTTAACGAAGATGCCCACGCCATCCTCCGGCGTCCCGGCGCCAGGCTCATCAAGCAGCACAGCCACATGGTCAAACATCATGTTGGTGGCGATCTCGTTGTACTTCTTGCCCTTCGACTCACCATTGGCAGCGATACCGGAATACAGAAGGCCGGTGGAGATGTGGATCGGGTCGGAGTTGGTACCAGCCAGCATCTCATCCAGGCGATTAATCAGGCGCTTGCCCTTGTCGCTCGACTCGGCGTACTGGCGGTTAACGTACATGTCGCCCATCACCTTCCCGTCTTTGTGGCTGACGTTCTGTAGCCAGGCCCCGACGTGGTACTCATTCACCGCCCTGACATCGCGCGCCGATACATGCTTGCCGTCCACTTTCGGGTGGCCCAGCGGCATCGGATTGCGCTCAAGCGTGTTGTAGGCCTTTTCGATTTCTGCTGCCGGGTACAACTTCCGGTTCATCACAATATCGTCCACGACAGGCGTGATGCCGCGAACCACGATATGTGGCTTGCCGTCGATGGTTTCAGTAGTGATGTTTGAAGCGGAGTTGACGACGGTCAGCACGTTAACGCGGTTGCGTTTCATGCTGGGTCCTCATTGGTGGAATTCAGGCAGTAAAAAAAGGCCGCCGGGGCGACCTTTTAACAATTGATGGATTTAAACTACAAGAGCTTTGAGTGTAAGACTTTCAAAAAACTCGTTTGAATTTAAGGTCACTTCTTGAAGAGTGGCATCATAGGAGTGCTCAGATTTATTGCTGATGAGAGTAAATTTCAGCTTTTCCTTACTGAGGCTTATTAGGCGACTAATTTGCTCCCTATCAAATTCAGCCTCTTTACGAGTAAATACCAGCTTAATTTGTCCGCTGCCAACTTCAGCCACGTACTCAAAGAGAGAAAGTCTTTCAAGATTTATGGATTGTTGCTTACCATTGCCTACGTGAACAACTGTATTTTGGTCAATCATAAAACCTCCATATCATAAGAGGTTAAAGATTATTCCCATTTACTTGTCGATCCAAGACTTTCTTTCCCTCGCCAACTTATCAGCCAGCCCTTCATTGAAAATACTGCCGTCGTCGTTGAGCAGTACCGGAATCTGGCTGCAATAGCAGTTGTACCGATTGCCGTTCTCAGCGTAGAAATCCCGCACCTCTTCCGTGGTATAGACCTTGCCGTGACGGCTGGCGTGCCAGGTGCGCGTCGTTGGTTTGAGCGCTGACAGCCACAGCAGGCCAGCATTCAGCCCCGGCCGGTCAGCGGCCCATTCGGTTTCGTTCCATTGCGCCTGCCGCAGCGCGCCGACCTGCTCAGTCTGAGCGATGGTCTTCGCCTTCGACATCGAAACGTCGAGTCGCTTGCTGATAACGCTGGCCGTCTCGCGAGGATTCACGCCGCGCGCTACCGCATCGGTGATGATGTTGGTCAAATCGCCTCGGGCAGTGTCGCTGATGACCTTCCAGTCACTGAACGTTGTCAGCCTGGCCGCCGCCACCTGATTAAGGTGACCTGGGCTGCTTAAAAGCTGTTGTAGCGTTGTCTGGCTGGCGTACACCTGCGACTGCTGCGAGAGGTTGTTGAAGGCTTCCAGCGTGCCACGCTGTGCTTCTGCGACGACGTAATCCATCGCCCAGAGGTTTTGTTCACCACCTTCCAGCAGGTAATCGTCGAGAATGCCCTGCACCGATTCCAGCAGATCCGCCAGTTCCTGCGCTGACATGTCGTAGATGAACTTGCCGGCGTTGACCTGGTAGAGCCGCATGTCAGCGCCGTGGTCGTGGCACAGGAAGTGCCAGTTATGGCTGTTTACCTCTCGCTCTCGCCCGGTCAGGCGCTGGTCGAACAGAGCTTTCAGTGCGCGCTTGATGCCGAGATACCGTTCCTCGATATCCCGGAACATCGCGGTTACCTGCTTTGATGATCGGGTCGGGTCAACTTTGCTGCGCGGAACTATCGGCAGCCCCACCTTTGCCGTCTGTTCTGGTGTCATCGGCCAGTGGATCATCGGTAGTCACCTTTTCTTCCGGTTTCGGTGGTTCTTTTGGCTCCGGCAGCGGGTCAAGCCCAACAACTTCGCGCAGCTCATTGCCTGTAATAGGCGGCTCACCGCCATAGAAGCCAGTGGTTTTCTGCACGATGTCGGCCAGCTTGGATGCGTTCTCGATCTTCTCTTTCTCACCTGGCGCCAGAAGGTCGCTCCATGAGATGGTGACCTCGCCTTTGGTTGGCGGGTCGATAATCCCAAGCGTCCAGAAGCGTTCCAGCAGCGCAGTTATCCGGTCTGTAAGGAAGCCATTGCGACGCGTGTTGCGTCGGATAGCCCAGTCCGTTTTGTCCTCGTCGCTCGCCAGTCTCCCGGTCTGCTGACCGAACAGGATGGTGAATGGGATTTGCACTGAGGCGGCCAGTTCATTCGCGGTAACTTCCCACGTTGGCCCCGGGTCGCCAGGCGTAACGCTCAGAACGTGCATCTGCCCGGCCTGCATCACGGCGGCAGCATCGGTGCCACGGTTAAGCTTGTTGACCTTGTCGCCCATCGCTTCGCCGAGATCGGCATAGCCAGCCTTCTTAGCCTGGTCTGCCAGCGTGTTCATGTCGGTTTCTTTGCTGAATTCGACGGCAATCTGACGACTGGCGTTCTTCAGGAAGCCCTCAGCGCCACCGCCGGAAATCTTCTCGATATCAAGACCTTTGTTGAAACCCGCCTCCAGCAGCGGGATGCCGGACAGGACGTTGTCGTCTTCAGATCCTTCACAGAACAGGATAACTCGGCTCGGGTGCACCGGTTCGCCGCGCATCGGACCGACAAAAGGCTCATCACCGACCGGCTGCTCATTGAAGTTGAACATCTTCGGCTGGCCGAACGTTTCAGACTGACGGTCGTTATCCCATTCGGCGACAGTTAACTGCGGCTCCCATACCGGGATCAGCTTCACCAAAGCGGACTCTCCGAGAGATTTCACCAGCCTGATATCTACTGGATCACTCCACGGCTTATTGTCTTTTACCTGTAGCAGCAGTGCGGAGTAACGCCCGACCATATTCCTCCGGTCGGCATCCTTCACCTTTGGCCACCATTTCTTCATGAACTTGGTGACTTTCTTTTCCCAGGCGTTTGTTTTCTTCGCCTCCTGCGCTTCATCCCCGTCGACTATGACCGGATAGTCCTGCCAGCAACCATCCAGCAGGCGATGTACCACAGCGAATCCAGCGGCGTTGCGGCGGTACATGTTGTAAAAGTCGTTGAAGGTGATTGTGCGCGGGTAGCCAAATTCCTGGTAAAGCGTCGGTCGCTTCGTGTTGCCGCCACCGATGCCGATGGCATTCAGGTAATTCGCTCGCCTCATTTCAGTGGCGAGGTTATTCACAGCCAGTTGAAGGCCGTTATCTTGTTCGCTCACTGGCGATGCTCCTTAGAAGAATACTGTGCCGACCTGCTTGCGGTTGTTCTTCGTCACAGCGAAGTAACGGAAGCTATCGGCACCGTGCGAAGTGGCGTCATGGAGAGGTTTATCTTTCCAGCAGCCGCGTTTGTCGTCCCACTCCTTCCGGTAGCCCTCAAGGTGAGAGATACCTTCCGAGCATTTCTCCTCATCGAATACGCATTTCGGGAGGATTTCACGCGCCGACTCAATGCCGGTATCGATGCCAGCTTTCGGCACCACTTTGAAATTCAGTGAGTACATCTGACCGTCGATTTCGTACCCTTCGCGCGCCAGCTCTTTGCGTGACTTCGCATCAGCTGCGAACTCGCGGTTTTCGATGTCGTGCGGCCCCCAGTGTTCGCCGTACTCATAGCCGCGGTCTTTCAACACCTTCATGTAGTGCCTCAGCCCCTCGCCGGAGTTTTCGTAGTAGTCGATGATGTGGAACTCTTCGCCAACCTCACGAACGAACCAGATAGCCGTGGAGTCGCCCACACCGATATCCCAGAATGTATGAACTGGCAGATGTGAGTTATCCGGGATTTGCCCTATCCGCTTGTTGGTATAGAGCCAGCGGAACTGCTTGGCGTAGTACGCGCCCTCGACCGACTGCTGGAACGCCTCGGCCGGAATGGTCGGGTATTCGCGCTTCATGTCATCGCCGAGCGTTTTCTCTTTAGCGTAGTACCAGGCCTTCTGGCGATCATTGACGACTACGCCGTGCTTCGACTCCATTTCAGCGAAGTACTCAAGCAGGCGCACCGGCAGAGACTCTACCGGCTCGATTGCGTACTGCGGGTTCTTCCACCAGGAGAAGAAGAAAAACTTCCAGTCCAGCGCGGATAAGGACTTGCCCTGTAGCAACGCTTTCTCTGCCGTCTGGCAGTAATCGAAGAAGTAACCCGCCCGGCCCTCTGCTGTGCTCTCGATAGTAGCGAAGCATCCGGTCGATACCGCCTCAAACGCACCAGTGACGATCTCACGGGCTTTGTCAGGATACTTGGCGCATATCTTTCCGAACTCGGAAACGTGCAGATAGCGCAGCGTACCGCCACGAAATGACGTACTGACGTAGAGTGATCCGCCCTTCTTGAATACGAGCTCACCAGACGAATCATTGCTGGCCGGGTTGGCCGCCTTTATCTCTGCCGGCAGCTTGTCGTATGCGTACTTCACCTTTTCGCGGAACAAGCGCTTTGCGTCATTCAACGTGTGAGCAATCAGCGCGCACTTCGCCGACTCGAACAGAGCCGCGTCGAGCTGGATGATGCACACCTCTGTTGTGAAGCCGAGCTGACGAGCTTTAAGGATGATGTTGCGGGTGTGGATCCCCTCGAAGTATTCCCGTTGCTCAGGCGTCATCCTGAACCGCGTCGGCTTTCCTTCTTTGTCGGTGATCCAGTAGAGATTGTTCAGCCGCCAGTCTTTGTCGGCCAGCAGCTTGATGTGCTCAGGTTTCATTACGCCCCGAGACAGAGAATCCATCAGGTCAGACAGTTGCTTAACAGAGTTGTCGCCTTCCGGCCCGTCGATATCGTATGCCTGCCGCTCAAGCCCGATCAGATTCTTCAGCGCGTCGCTCAGCGCCTTCACTGACTTAACCCGCTCCGGCATGCTGATGACCTTGTGGTAAATCTCATTGAGTTTGTCCTGGCCTTTGTCGTCAGGGTCGAACATCAACTCTCCGAGCTTCTCCAGCGCGGCCAAGTCTGCGCACTCTGCCCCCAACTCATCAAACAGGGCGTTAGTTATCTGCCGGGCGCGCTTAATGTCGCCGCGATGCTCCATGCGGACGTTGGCAATTACCTCAGCTGTCGCCTCGATGAGTACGCGTTCGTTAAAAGTGACTTCACTGCGTACCTGTTTGCGTACCTCAGCTTTGCGTACCAGATCGTCAGCGCGTTCTTTCACCTTCGCATTCAGGTCACGCGACCAGTCGTCACGCTTGGCACGCTTACGGATAGCGCCTTCGCTGATACCGTGTTGTGATGCTATTTCTCGGAGGGACATCACTCCGGCCCGGTACGCCGTCTCGATGGCCTCCCAGTCCGGTTTGCTCATTCGTTACTCCGTTGTTTGTTCTTCCGACTGCTCGGTTTGCTCTTCCGGTACTGGCGTGAACTGTACGCGCTTCACGTCGTCAGGAGCGAAGTACAGCCACTCGCCCGTCTCGGTCGCCAGCGGCACAAAGCCGTTAACCAGCTCAGGCTGACGTCGTGACATCTTGCCCGTGAATGTTTCGCCTGTTTGGGTGGTTAGCGTGATTTGGTAGATGTCGGACATTGAGAGCCTCTTTATCCGTTTGTTGGGGTATTGCCATTACGATGTGCCTACCCAAGGTGATGGCAACAAAAAACCGCCCGGAGGCGGCGATTACTGTTCAAAGAGTTGAGTTCTTAGTTCTGAATATTGTGTTCGCTTCTTCACACTTTGATTGTAACTGCACTAGCCTTTCAGCTATGTCACTGCTTGGGCAGTTCGACACTATGCAATACCCCTCAACCCACGCCTCATCACCACTTTTTGTGAACAGGCTTTCGAATATCTTTACCCAGTCACTGCTTGGTACACGCTCCAGCTCAAAGAACTTTAATGCACCACTCCCACGTTTTGTTCTGTGCTCATCAAATCCCAGGATTTTCATTCTTCATCTCATCATTGTTTACTGGGCAAATTTTTAGCACTTATCTGAGGTTTTTTCTAATTACCAAAACTTATAGGCATCACTGTTTTTCCATTATCAAGCCCACCAGCAGATGAGCTTTGTAATGGTCACTTTGGCAAGCCAGGGATCGTTATCTGTGCCTGTTGCTCAAGTCTTTCGATTCTTGCTATGAGCTGTGGCTTCTTCACTCTTCCCCAGCGGTTCAGCAAGCGGCCTGACATACTGGCAACATCCTTTTCCTTCATGAACTCCAGCATTAACTCGTTGTGCTCTCTTTGGTATGAGTGAGCCAGCTCCATCAGCCTGTCACGCATCCAATTAAATGCTTTGATAAACGCCTCTTTGATGGCGGCAGCTTTTTTGCCGGTAAACGACATAATGATGTACATCGCGCCGTCTTTGGAGATTTCATATTCAACATACTGATTACCCTTGTGTTCATAGGTAACCCGCGAAAAGTTGCTGGTTAGAAATTCATCCGAACAGTCTAGCTTTTCGATTTTCTGAATGATGTGGTGATGCTGCTTGTCGAAGTAAGCCGCCACCTTGCGGGAGGTTGTGATCACGCGATCACCAGAAACAGCCACCATGTCCCGGAAATCGAGATTAGCCAATTGATGATTCATAGCGTCTTTACCTTTTAGAAAGTGAGCCTGTCTCACAGAAAAGCCGCCCGAGAGAGGTCGCCACCTATAACGGCATTTCTCAGGCTCGCTTACTGAAAGGCTCTCGTTGATGTGCGCGTGAGATGCGCATAAAAAAGCCCCGCGGATGCGAGGCTGTGAGAATTTGCTACGTTTAAAGTCCAGAGGAGAGACTGTGTCAGAACCTCAGGGATGAGGCTCTATTTCCC